GGCCGGGCGCGAGGGCGCCGCTTTGCAGGAAGCCCTTGATTCCGGCTGAGTCCCTGCGGAAGTTGTTCCCCACGGTCTCACCTCCGATTGATGGTGACTGCAACGCCTTTCGGCCAAGGGGCCGGTGGTGACTCGACTTGCCATTTCCCGCCGAGCGGGTGCTCAGCTGGGATTGTGATCGTGTCACCGACCGCGAGCGTCGTTCCCGGCGGCGCGTACA